TAACAATAAAAGTTTATCTGTTCCGATGGCCACGTACCGGTTTCCATCTAAATCTACAAACGGAAACATTTTTCTAGCCACACCAACGATGGTATCTGTAACTAAAGATGACCAACCACCAACTTTTTCTGGTAGTTGATATCTAAATCTTACATTATCACAATCAACCCAACGTCCTTCTGCTCCGACAGTTGTGTTTTGTTTATCTATTCCAGGTAAAAATTTAACTCGTGTAAGAGGCATAATTCATCCCCCTATGCTGTGTTTGTCTTAAAAGCCCAGCCACGAGTTGAATCAACATATACTAAAGTTATGGCTTGACCATTTGTTGACAAAATTAAGTTAGCGCCAGATCCATTTATGTTGTGACCGTTTCTAGCAATCGTTAAATTATTAGATTGAAAAGTTCCTCGAGCATCTACTATTGTTAATTCATCTCCGGTCGCAGCTGACGTAGGTAATGTAATTGAAATACCTGCTGTTGTTGTGTTTGTTAAAAGTTGATCACCAGCGACAGCTGTATAAGAAGTTACAGAAGCTGAGTTTATAGTTCCAAAACCTTTTGATAATAATCCTAGTTTCATGTTTGTGCCATCTGACACAACAGCGACAGTTGCATTTATTGGAATAGGAATACTAGTTCCACTAGCTGTTTGCACAGACAAAGAGAAAAGTGTAGAGCCGCTTCCTCTAGTTGTAGAGTCTTTTACAATAATGGATCTTTCTGCACCGCTAGGCATAATTAAAGTTCTATTACCAGTTAAAGTTCCAGTTAATTCGTAAAAAGCGTTTTTACCATCTGAAGTTGCACCATTAGTTAAAGTAAGTGTAACATCTCCAGAGGCCATGGATTGACTTAAATATCCTGTAGCTGATTGTTCTAATATTTGTAAATTTGTATTTGTTATTGTTCCCCATAGACCAGCTTTTTCACCGGTTGCTATAAGTTCTAATTTTGTGTCTGTAGAAAAACTTGATGCCATATTAATAAGGTTCTATTGGTGTCCAGACCATAGTTGCGCCTGGCACTACTGCACTCCATGTTATCGCCGTAGCGTCCTTTGTAGCTAAAGTCAATGCACTACCAGTAACGTCTACATTTGCGTCAGCAGTCACTGTAACAGTACCTGTAGCCATAGTCAATGCGTTTCCAGAGACTGACATATTGGCATCTGCTGAAACTACAGCTGTTCCGATAGCCAAGGTCAGTGGGCTACCTGTAGGGCTTAAATTAGCTTGTCCAGTTATAGATAAAGTACCGAAACCAAGTGTTAATGGGTTTGCTGTAGCATCTTCTGTAATCGCATCAGCTGCAATACCGATACTACCTATCGTCATTGTTAACGATGTCTTAGTAACCGTAATAGTTACATTTCTATCCTCACCTGCTGTTGCAAACGGAAACTCTGAAAATGCACTTAATCCTAACATAATTTATCCTTAAACAGGAGAGAGTGTGGTGTTATGGTGGTGACACTCTCTCCAGTATAAGGATATATCACCTTTTAAACCAGGCTGGAAGTCCTAAATGCGGTCTTCGATCATTTACATTTTGATCAGCATTTTTAGATTTTTGGTCGTTATAATGTAAAAATACTTGAGCACAGTTATCTCCTTGAAACTCCTCTCTCCAGTGTTCTAGTTCCATACCTCTATAAACAAGCATATCACCAGGTTTTAGATTAACTATTATACCTTTGTTATTACTACTGGCTGTATATTTTTTACCATCAGGTATGCCCACATTTTTCTTTGGCTCTAAATGTATTGGCCAAGGATCACCGCCTAAATTTAATGTTGTAGATATTTCACAACTAAATCTATCTTTGTGTCTATGTAAAATATCACCGGGTTTATATATTCTAGCGTAAGAATACGTAGGATACAGTTTTAATCCTGTTTTCTTTTCCATGACAGGTAAAGTTCTCATGAGCAAAGTTTCCATAGCTATATCTGCATAATGAGAGTAAGTATTAGGCACTTGTTCATCTGCCCATGTCCCCCATTCATGTGTAAATTGAGATATGTATTTTTGATCAAATAGAGTCCTTGCAACAGTTCTTTTTAACAAAAAGTAATTGTATACAAATTCTGCTATTAATTTTGGAACTGCCTCTTTAATTACAATATATTTATTTTTTTTAAAGCTCATTTTTAGCACTCCTTTCTTTTGATATTGCTGTTTCAACAACTTTAATATTAAAATGTATGAATCTAAATGGCTCTAAACCTGGATCCACTGCAAACTGGTGTGGAACATAACCTGGAAAAATAATCATGGTTCCTGGTTTAGGTCTATAGTGAACTTGATTAGATGCTAACGTAATCTTTGCTGTATCTTTCATAAATAATTTTGTCATTTCAGCACCAGGTCTTGGATCATGAAATATTGGATAAGATGTTTTCTCACTACATTTTAAAAAATAAAATCCTGATACATGTTGATTCCAATGAACATGAGTATCATGATGTCCTCCACCTTTTTCACTAAACTCTTGAACCCAAAATTCAGTAAAATGCAAACTATGGTTTTGTAAATTAAATCCTTGCCAATCTAAAAATTCATATGATCTTTGACCTATAAATTGAACTAAGTCTTTTACTTTAGGATTATTTGAAAAGCTCTCACTATGTTTTGATAAACCAAATGTGCCTATATCTTTCTTCCATTGTGGCTCATTTTTTAATTTATCTTTTAAAAGCTTTTCAGCTTTTTTAATATATTTATCTGTTACTTTGATTGCATTTTTTAAAAACATCGGTACCTCTGCTATCCACACTGGTGTTTGAAAATAAAATGCAGATTTAAAATCTACATGTTGTTTTGTTTCTTTATTACTTCCGCCTTGTTTCATGTTATTTAAATGGATAGCCTAAATTCCATATAACTAGACTATTCCTTTCTCCTTTTGTTACTGGTTTGACTCGATGCCATACAAAAGATGGAAATACAACCAACGAGCCTTTTGATAATATTTCTGTACATGTTCTAATATTAGGTTTTTTATCAGGATCTTCATTCCTAAAATCAAACTCTAATTCACCACCTTTATATTCTTTTGGATCTGTAAGTGTTACTGTTACAGATAGCTTTCTTATTTTTCCTTTTGTTGGACCTTCTTCTACATAAGGTTTGTCCCAACTATCGCAATGCCAATCATAGTATTGACCCTTTCTATATATTGTAAACTGACAAGGTTCTGACCAATCCCACTCATAATTCCAACCTGCATTTTTATTTGCCATGTGAACATAAGGATGTATCTCTCTATATATCCATTCATCACTCATCCAAATTATATTAGAGTCTCTTTTTTTCTGTAAATTTTTTATTTCGTTTTTTGTAAGAGGGTGCTTTTCTAAATTTCTATCTCTACCAAAACCACCTGTAATGGCCATGTGTTCTTTTTGTTTTTCTGCTTTTCCATATTCCACAATCATATCGCAAATTCTTGATGGTATTACAGATTTAAAGTACCAATAGTGATTAGATATATTCATTTAAAAAAACTATAATATCCTGAAAAAATAAATCTATCTAAATTTTCGGGACATACCTCTCCTTTATGTGTGTGAGTAAAATAAGCAGGCCAAACAGCTAATCTACCCTTTTTTGATTTTATGGTTTTTTTATTAAAAAACTTTGTTCCACATTTATGTGAAGATAAATATATTTGCATAGCCAACATTCTAAAAGGAGTAGAAACTCCATGTTCTGAATGCCATTTTGTAAAATGAAAACCTGGTTTAAAATGTTTTATCCTTAATTCAAATAAACCCCATTTATCTAAAGTATAAAAAGATTCTGGAAATTTTTTAGTATATAAATCTACAATATGATTTATTTTTTTACTTATTTTAAAATCATCTTCTATATAACAATAAATATAACCATTGTATTCTTCTGCACGTAACTTGTTCTTACTATTATGATAATAATCTATTAACTTATCGCATTCAGTTTTATTTAAAAAATTATCTATAATTAAAGTATAATTAGATGTATTCATAAGTTGATGTTAATATTACATTAAATTTATCTGATTTATTAGCTGTGAAAAAATATCTTTGTGTGGACGGAAAAATATAGTATTTATTATTTTCTAAAGGTATATGCCAAGTTCTTCCGGCTCTTCTATTGTCATCATATTCTATGACAAGATCACAATCACCATTAATGTCCACACCATAAACACAAGTGTAATCTGGTGAATTTCTTAAATCTACAGGGTCTACATTGTTTTTAATATAAGATTTTTCGTTTGGAATTAAAACTGTTCCAAAATTTATTTTAGGAATTAAAGAAGAACGATGTTCCACTTGAAAATGATCTTTTATATAATCAATTAACCATTGTAATTCTTGACAATATTCAACTTTATAATCGTTAAAAGAATAATCTAATTTATTATTACTAATTCTTTTTTTATTAACATAAGAATCTAAAATAATATTTTTTATTTTTTTACGATTAATTTCGTAGCCTTTTGGAGTTTCCACAAAACCATGGATTAAACTAATCTCTGACAGCACCACCTTCTGCATAAATTATTTTTCTACTTTATTCCAACTCCCGTTCGCTTCATCCCATTGATATTTGTGAGTAAGATATTCAGCTTCAGATAATTCAGGTTCATCACCTATTGGTGATTGCCATCTTGCCTCTTCTTTATTAAGGACCCAACTAGCAAAAGGTTTTGAAGGTAAAAACATATCATTTTCCTCATCATAAGTCATACCAATACCTGCATAATTACCTCTTAATGGTGTTCCACCTAAAGCGTGTTGATTGTTTCGTGTATTGTAAGATGTTTGTTTCCAAAGAGGCCAGTGATGAATTCTCTCTAAAAACTGTCTACCTATTTCTTCTTCTTCAACACCAGAACCATTAAGTAAGTCTTTATTATCCACTGCGTGGACTGCTATAACTTTACTGTTTATTCCTAGTTTTGCAAAATGTGCCATAATGTTTCTCCTTATATATTAATTTTAAATACCATTCAACTATTGAAATTTATACCTTATTATCACCACTCCTTTACCACCATTACCACCACCAGGGCCATTACTACCGCCGCCACCACCAAGATTATCCGTTCCATTTGAACCAGAGTTTCCGCCACCACCAGTTCCACCAGTTCCTGTTGTATTACTACTACTAGACTGTCCATGTCCAGCACCACCGCCTGCTCTAGTTACTGGCGATCCAGTGATTGAATTTGCTGCTCCAGCTCCACCTGTCCCTGCTCTACTACCTGCCCCTGCTGGTCCGTTTTGTCCTACAGCACCGGCACCGCCACCGCCACCGCCACTAGTATTACCTGAACCTATAAGAGCACCAGTTCCTCCATTATTACCTTGAGTTGGAGTTGCTGGATCTGATGTTGGGGGTGTATTTCCATTACCACCAGAACCGGTTTGATAACTACCTCCACCGCCTGATCCTCCGTTACCACATCCTGAAGGGGACGCACGCCCACCTCCACCACCTGCTGAAGTTATAGTTGAAAAAGTTGTATTAACACCAGTTCCACCAGGAGCTCCACCACCTGGATCTCCGGCACCTCCACCACCTATTGATATTGGATAACTTTGAACTGAAACAGGTAATCCTCCAGTTACCGGTGATGGGAAGTTTGATCTATGACCACCTGCACCGCCACCTCCAGCGCTACCAGCTCCACCACCTCCGCCGCCACCACCAGCCACTACTAAATATTCTACTGTATTTGAACCAGTGGGTTGCCCTGCATCTGAAACTACAAAATTTCCATCAGCGTTAAAAGTATGAATTTTAAAATCACCACAAGTAGCGACACATCCACCAGTCGCTGCAATGTGTTCACTTCCTATAACTGTGTCGTCTGTTTGAATATTTAACCATCCCTTAGTTCCATCCACATAAACTAACGTTATTGAATCTCCTTTAGTATCTAAAGTTGCATCTAAACATAAACCTGCAATCTTTGATCCACCTCTACCCACTGTAACAGCCTTACAAGCAGCACAAAAAGTGTTTGCATAATCTTTAATTGAAACAATGTCACCAGCGGATGGACTTGAAGGTAGTGTAACTGTAACAGCTCCCCCTGATGTATTAACAAAATATCCTTTACCACTTTCAGCAGTAAGAGGAGATGTTTTAGCCGTTGTACA